ACTGGTCAAATTTCAAAAGCAGCAATGGATGATTTGAATGTAAATAGTAATATATTAATCGTACAGTAATAATCGGATTTAAAAACAAAAAACAAAAGAACAAAACATGAACAATTTAGGAATTTCCTTGGCCGATTATGGTTCTGCTGCAAACGATGACAATGCATTGTTTGGGAACGCTAATACGACGCAAGAAGAATTAACGGAGTTATCCAAAGCTTTAGAAGCGGGCTCGTTACAAGGTGGTGCTACCGCCAATCAAGGTAATGGTTATAGTGGTGCTCCACTGAAAGTTGAGTCACTTGAAAACACTTTAAAGGTTTTAACTTTTAAAGAAAGTGATATTCAATTTTGGAAACGCGTACCAAAATTGGCAGCTTACAACACTGTTGAAGAGTTTAATCAACTGAACTCTTATGGCTCAGAAGGTGGTGTGTTTAATAACGAAGGTGAATTACCTCGTGAAGAAGACACTCTGTATTCTCGAAAAGCGGAAATCGTTAAGTTCTTAGGTGTAACAAAAAGTGTATCTCACCCAATGCAATTAGTGAAAACTAATATTGGAAATGCGATTCAAGCTGAAATCAAATCAGGAACATTGTTCTTGTTAAGAAAAGCTGACAGAGCGTTGGCATTTGCTGATTCAGCAATTATACCTCAGGAGTTTAATGGTTACTTCGCACAACAAAAAGCTTCTTTCACAACTTTGCAATCATACTTTGATTCTGAAGTAGTAATTGACTTACGCGGAAAAGCATTGAAAGAAGAGAACATTGAGAATGGTGCTTTAGCAATCATCTCTAACTTCGGACAACCGAATTTATTGATGGCTCCTCCAATCGTTCTTTCAGATTTTGTTAAGAATTTCTACAGAAACAAATTCATTCAACCAAACACAAGTGCATTAACTGAAGGTGTTATGGGTCAGAAAGTTCAATCATTCCAATCTCAGTATGGAGACATCGAGTTAGGATATGATATTTTCTTGAATGCCGCTACTCCAAGAAAAACAACAGATTCTGCTACGAATCCACAGGCACCAGGTGTTGTTACATCACCTTCAGTTGCTTCTCCTGTTGATGCTTCTTCTAAGTTTAATTCAGCTGCCGAGGCAGGTGACTTCTTCTATGCGATTGCAGCAGTTAACCGTTTTGGAGAATCAGTATTAACACCAATCAGTGGCTCATTAGTTACTGTTGCAAGTGGTGATGCAGTTGACCTTACATTTACACCGGCTGGTGGCGCATATCCAGCTACAGGGTTTATTGTATATCGTTCAGTTAAAAACCCAACTGGAACTTTAGCAGAAACTCCATTGTACCCATTATTCTCAGTATCAGCTGCTCAACAAGCTACTGGTTTTGATGGTGGTGCTGCAGGTGTTGTAAGAGACAGAAACAGATTCTTACCAGCAACTCAACAAGCATTTATGTTGCAATCTGATGAAGAAGTTTACAGCTTCAAACAGTTAGCACCATTAATGAAAATGGACTTAGCGACATTGTCTCCATCAACAAGATTTATGATTTTGATGTATGGTACTCCAATGTTGTACGCACCAAAGAAAATGGTTCGTTACATCAACATCGGACGTGACTTGACCGCATAAGAATCAAGATGATTAACAAAAGGGTGGTTTAAATAGCCACCCTTTATTTTTTAAACTGAAAATTGCAAAAATGAAACTCCAAACAAATCTATTACACAGAAAAGGAAAACAGGTTAATTACATTAAATTAGGTATCACAGTTCAGTTTGATGGTGACTGTATTACTGAAGTAAATGAATCTGACGCATCTAAGCTATTAGAATCTGATAGCACATTATCTATCGCTGATGGAGAAAAAGCTCCCCAGAGTAGCTCAAAAGTAGCTCCAGATGAAAAATTAAGCGATGTAAAAGCTGAGACAGAAGAAGAAAAAGTTTCTGAATCAACTGATGAGCAAAAAACTGAAGAAAATACTGGTGAAAACACAAAAATTGATTTGTCAACTTTAACAGTTAAAGCTCTTCAGGAAATAGCAAAAGAGGCAAACTTGCCTTCTAAGGAATGGGCAACATTAAACAAGGAAAATCTTATCAAGTATCTTGATGAAAAAGTTTAAAAAATATAATATATGGGAAGTTTAATATTTTCTCTTCCATTTAAAAAGAACGATGGTCTAATCATTTCTCCCCAAGAATTATTAGACCTTTTTTTTTATGGTATTCCAATAAGAGAACCAGGTGGTCAGTCAATATCACAAGAAACAATTAGGAATTTCATTTTTGCTGCACAATCAGAAATAGAAAAGTACTTAAATACAAAACTTGTAAGACAGATTATTACTGAAGAAAAAGACTGGTTTAGAAATGACTGGGTACAATGGGGTTATATAAGAACAACATATCCAGTTGTTGAACCAATTTCTTTGAATGGTTTTCTTGGTACACAATTACAGGTTCAATATCCAAAAGAGTGGCTTAGTTCAAGAAAAACTTCTGATGGTGAATTATATCATAAGCATATTTATCTTGTACCAAATTCAAATTCACCAACTACACAGGGTTCAGTTATATATCAAGGTATACTTCCAAATTTTGGTTATTTTGGTTCAACACATATACCAAATTATTGGACGATGTCATATGTTACTGGGTTTTGTAAAGTACCAAGAGACTTATTAAATGCAGTTGGTATGATGGCAGCTTTAAATTTGTTTCTTGTAATGGGTGACATCATACTTTCTCCTGGTGTTACATCACAATCTATAAGTATCGATGGCTTAAGTCAAAATATTTCTGTAAATTCAGGTTACTCTGCAAGAATAAAACAATATCTTGAGTCTATAAAAACCACACTTGAGAGATTGAAAAATTATTATGGAGGGTTTACTGTAAGCTCATTTTAATTATGAATGATAACAAAGCAATAGTACAATCTGCACCAAGTTTGGGAATAGCACCAAATGCATTCTTTAAAAAGGAATTGTTTGATAATGTTATTTGGGCACATGGTTATGATGTTATCATAGAGAGAGCATTGAAGTGTCCATGTAAATCACAGAAGGCAGATAACCTTTCTTCATGTAGAAACTGTGGTGGCAGTGGTTGGGTTTTTTTAAATAAGGTAAAAACAAAAGCTGTATTAAAATCAATGAACATGAATACACAGTTCAAAGATTGGACAGAAGTTAATATGGGTAATGTTTCAATATCTGTAAGAGATGTTGATAGAATTGGATTTATGGATAGAATAACTGTTTTGTGCAGTGAATCAATTCATACACAAACTGTATTTCCTAAACAATACAAAAATATTGTGTTTTCATTTTTGGATTATCCACCTATTGAAGTAGAAGATTGTTTTATGTTTTATAAATCAGATGAAAAACTTGTTTTATTAAAAGAAGGTGATGATTTTACAATAACAGAAAACAAGATAATTCTTGATAAAAAATTTAATGATGTTGAAGATATATCAATTAGTATGAGATATACACACCCTTCTCAATTTCATGTTATAGATTTACCAAGAGATATTATGATTGCAAGTGTTAGAACACAACAGGGTCAAAACGTAAAAGCACAGATGCCAATTTCTGCTATTGGAAGAAGAGCACATTATATTTTAGATGCACAGAATTTCAATAACAATCTGATACTCGATAATAGTTACGATAAACCAAAAAAATGTGGACACACAAATAATTGTCAATGCCAATAATACCACCAATATCAATTGACCTTAGTGACCTTGCTAAAGAGTTTTCTCTTAAGGAAGCGCAAGCTGATGAGTTAGGTGCAATGGTTGTTGGTGCAATAACTGACAGAATATATTATAATTGGTATTCATCAGCTGCAAGAGGTTTACATAGTTCAAGAAAAGCATATCTAAGCAATTTACAAATTGGGCAAATTACACCATTAAAAAAATTCATTCAGTTAACTGGTAAGTTTCCTAACATGATTGAAGATGGTGTTGGTGCATACGATATGAAACAAGGTATGTTGAATAGTCCAAAAGCTAAAGTTGGTAAAAAAGGAAAACGATATATAACAATACCATTCAGACATGCGACAGCAAATGCTCTTGGTGAAGATGCTGCTTTTTCTAATGTAATGCCTCCAGAAATATCTGCGATAGCACGTACGTTAAGACCAATGAGAACAATTATTGGCAACACATTAAGTAGACCAGAATCATTAAGTTTTGATTCAATACCGAAACGTTTTCAGATACCAAAAACAAGACCTGCTGTTAGTAATTTAGATACTAAAAAATCTTATTCTGCATACCAACATAAATCACCAATTTATGAAGGTATGATAAGAGAAGAAAAAACTTATGAGAGAGCAACACAAGGGCAGTATGTTACTTTCAGAAGAATCAGTGAGAACTCAGATGCAAATTCATGGATTAACAGAGGTATAATGGCACATAATTTTGCAAAAAAAGCTCTACAAATCACAGATGTTGGTAATATTACAGACAGAGCTATTGATACTTACTTACAAAAATTAGATTAATGTTGATAATACCAGAAATAAAAATCGTAGAAATAATTGATGTTATCTTAGCAGTAGTTGCTGAGGATTATAATAGTACGACTGATAAACAAAGGACATTACTTTATCAATTACTTGGTGAAACACAAATAGGTAAATATAATTTCTATAAAGAATCTGTTGATATTTTTACAAGGGGTACTGAGCACCAAAGAAGGATTCAAACAAGAATGATGTTCGATGCACAGCGAGCACATTTACCAACAATACATATTACAATGCCTTCAGAACAACCAAACGGTGATGGTATTGGTTTTGACCAAGGATATATTGACGATGAAATAGATAATGAAAATAGAATTGTAACACCAATGTTTACAAGAATGTTTGATACTAATTATCATGCTGTGATAACTTCTGATAATGCTCTTGAGGTTATATGTATTTATCATGTAATTAAGGGGCTTTTAATAAGTACATTTTCTAATATAGAATTTAATGGTATTAGAAATCCAAAATTCTCAGGTCAAGATTTACAAATACAGATGGATAACATGCCACCTCACATATTTGTTCGTGGTCTTGGTATAAGTTGCAGTTATGAAACAACTGTACCTTCATTCGATAAAGAGAAATTTATAAATAAATTTAAAACAATATTTACCATAATTCCTGGAGATTAGTATTTTTGTAAGGATAAATTGATAATAATTATGACCATTGATGAATTTATAAACAAAACAGGTTTTTCTGATAGAGATGCTTGGGCTGCAAAAAAGATGTATTCAGATGAAGAAAAATCTGAACAAGAATGGCATAGTTTGTTGAAATCAGAATTTGCTTATGGTACAGCGAATTTAAAAGTTGATTCAGTTGAAGACAACGCAGAAGAAAATCAAAAAATTTCTAAGAAAAAATAAATAATAATTATGCCTACTACACAAACTTTCGGCGGAAGACAAATAATTGAACCAGGTGCTTATTCACAGATTAAATCTGGTATCAATAATGCACCAGATGTTGCATCATTTGGAAACGTAATGATAATTGATACAGGAACAGGAGCAGGATTCGGTGGTGGTTCTGGTATCAATGGTACTATTGCAAGTAAAAAATCTTCAATTTATTCATTTAACACAATACAAGAATTTCGTTCTTTTGTGAGAGGTGGTAAGTTATGGGATATTGCTGAATATTTGTTTTCACCGGTATCAAATGCACAAGGCCCACAAAAAGTTTTTCTTGTAAGAGCTGCAACAACTGTTGCTGCTACAATTACATATACACTTACAAATGGTGCGTTCACTGTTCGTTGTAAAAATGAAGGTACAGGTGGAAATGGTGTTTCAGCTTCTGGTAATTTATCAAGAGGTTATGGTGCGATAATGAAAGCCGGTATTGTTGATAGTGCAAAATTCATTATTGAATTTTATGAAGGTACATTTAAAGGTTTGGATGCTGATAATGACCCATATGATTCAATTGCAGATACAGCAGCGAGACCATTATTGATTGCTCGTTCTGTTGAGTTCAATACAATAGCAGGTATTGTAAATTGGTTAAAATCTGATTATGCATTAAATCAAAGATTTGAAGTTTCAGCAAATTCAGGAAGTGGTGCAGTAACATCTGGTGATTTAGCTGCTAACAACACAATAAAACTTGCAGCTGGTGGAACTGAAACATATGGTTCTACAGATTATGATGATGTATTGAGTTCTATAAAAGAAGTTGATAATACATTTTTCCTTTGCGACAGAACAAACTCTAACGCAACAGGAACTGAAAACACAAAACTTTTAGCACATATAAATACTGAATCTGAATTTAAGAAATTTATGTTTGTTGGTGGTGGAAACGATGTATCTCAATTTACATCTGTATCTGTTGCGGCGGCACAATATTTTGATTCAGTTTATGCTTTGGTTGTGCATTCAGGTTTTAAAGTAAAAATACCATTTACAACAACAACCAAAACAAAAGATTCTTTCTATATGGCTGCAATGATTTGTGGTAGATTAGCAGGTTTGCAACCTCAAACAAATGGTACATGGAAAACAGTGAGACAACAAATAATTGTTTCACACGATATGCTTCAATCAGAAAGAGAAATCGCTTTAAAAGCAGGTGTTTTACATCTCAGAAACGTAACAAATATTGGTTTGTGTATTAATCAGGCAATTAATACATTGCAAAAAAATTCAAACTTGATAAACGCAGATGGTACATCTTCTGAGTTATCAATCATGAGAATAGGTGAACAACTGAATAAAGAATTGGTTTTAAATATGAGACCATTATTTATTGGTGGTAATTTAAACACTGCATCACCTGCAGATGTTAAGGCATGGATTGAAGGTTATCTTACTTTCAAAACAGCTACAAGAACAGAAGATAATTTGATTATCAGATTTGAAAAAGTGAGTGTGATTCAGAAACAAGACTATTACGAAATCACTTATGGTTTTGTACCTAATGGACCATTGAATAAATTGTTTGTTACAGGATTTATGCTTGACGCAAACTTAAGTGCATAATAAATAAAAAAGTAAAAAAATGGCAAATAAAAACACAAGAGTACTCACAGCACCATTAGCAATTGTTAAGGTTGACGGAAAAGCTGTTGGTAAAATGAAGAATATCCGTATACAAGAAAACATTCGTCGTGGACGAGTTGGAGGTATAGGTAAATTAACTCCTGACGAGCTTCCTGCGATTGAATGGAATGGTACTTTAAATGCTGGCGCATATACTGTCAAGTTTTCCGAATCGGTCATCCCAAAAGCTCTTGTGCGCAAAGTAAACACAGTTGATGAGTTTGTTGATACTGTGTTATTACAAGAGAATGGAGTACAGATTGATTTGATGAGAAAAATATCTTCTGGGCCTGCTGACCCAGTGACTGGTATCATACCTTCAGAACTTGAAATATTTGCTTCGATTAAAGGCTGTTTTGCAACAAGAGAAGGTTTTGACGTACAAGAAGGACAAATCTCTGGAAGAGATGTTGACTTTGAATACACAACACCAATTTTGTACCCATTATAATTTGAAAATAGAAAATTGAAAATATGAATACTACAAAAATAATTTCTGCTTTTGGTAAAGACCACCAAATTGATTTTCCTAATGTGGGAGAAACAATTAAAATTGAACGCTTAAAAATGGCTTTAACAACAGATGAATTTGGTATAAGCCAATATTCAGTTATGGCTCGTTCAGGTTTGAAAACACAATCTGATGCATTGGATTTAGTTGATGCAATCGCTCACTTGAGTGTTATGATACCAGAGTTACAAAGTGAACTTAAGGTGCAGTCATACATGCAACTTGATAGATTCAAAGCAAAAGAAGTTGTCAAAATATTTAAAGAACAATATTTTCCCTGGTACATAGAAATATCAGAATCTTTAGATAAATTTGGTGAAGATGATGCTACCAAATAAAAAAAAAGCTTTGATTCTCAACTTTCTCATTTCATAAAATTATGGAACGGTAAATATCCGTTTGATTTTTTCTGGCGTAAGAAATATAATATTCCATTTGGCAGCAAGGAACACTTGTCTGCCAATTTTATTTATATGTGTATTGATTTAATGGAAGACAAACAATACAGAGAATATTTGGAAAGAAAAGAAGATGAAGAGTTTAATGATTTATTACCTAATGTTGAAAATGTAAAATCAAAAACAGTGAATATGAGTAAGAAGGAGGTTGATGAAGAGTTTAGTGATTTATCTGATTTAGAAAAATATAATTAGACATTATGCCAGTTACAAGAATAGATGTTGAGGTATCAACAGACAGAGCAAAACAGAAACTAAGAGAGCTTCGAGAAGAAGCAGAAAGAAGTGGTGTAAATACTAAAGCAATAACACCAACAGTTGATAAGGTAACTGGTAAAGAAACATATGGTGAAGATGTTGGTAGTAGTATAAAATCAATAATGCGTGAAATAACGCAAAAAGGTATTCAAGACATAAGTTCAAGATATACTGATATAAGAAGTAAATCTGCAAGAGAATTAAATAATTCAAGATGGGATTTAACTTCTCATAAAATTACACCAGAAGATTATGAGAAAAAATTAACTGAGTACAGAGCAACAAAAACAAAGGCTGACACTGATGAAGAAAAAGAAAGAAATGATTATGAAAAACAACAACTTGAAAGATTATCTGATATTCTTGGAGAACTAAGAACAACAAGAACAGAAGATAACAAACAAGAAACTGTAAGTGTTGGAAGAGGCAAAGGAATGCTTGAAGAATTGTTTGAAAAAAGAAACAGATTAAAAGGTGAACAATTTTCTGCAACATCAGAACATGATATTAAAAGTAAGGGTAAGGAGATTGATAAAGTAGATAAAGAAATTGAACATTTATTAGGTAGAAAAAGCCATATGTTGCATGGCATAAATGAAGCTGGTCAAATTGGTGGTGAATTACTTGAAGGTAATTTAGGTGGTGCTGGTAGTGGAGTGATGCAATTACTTTCTGGTATGGGTGGAACAGCTGCTTTAGTTGCTGCAAGTGTTACAGCTGTCGCAGCTGTTTTTGGTACTGCATTTATGCATGGTCAGGAGTTGGAAAAAAATGCTTCAGGTTTATTTGCTTTAAGAAGTCAAGGTAACAAAGATGATATAATACAAAACACTTTACATTCAGGTGCTTGGGCATATGGTTTGGATGCTGAAACATTTATGGATGAGCAATTAAAACTTGCAAGAACATCTGGGCATTCAAATGATTTACAGAAAAGAACAATGCAATCATTGGCTCTTGAAAAAGGTTATGGTTTAGAAAATCCTGGTCAGTATTCCAAATTAGACAGACAAAACAAAGAAGGGAAAACAAGTGATGAAACATTACTTGAAATGCTGAACGTTTTAACTGGTATAAAAGAAAGTGGTGTTACAGCAACTGATTTGACTTTGATAAATGAAAAAGCTGCAACAATGTTCAGACTTGAAGGTTCAGTAACTTCAAGACAAGAAAAATTTGAAACAAAAGATATTGTTGGTATAATGGCTGCATTTAATAAACTTGGTGGTTCTGGTTCTGACCAGCGCTCTGCTGATTTTATGGAGAATTTCATGAATGCAGGAAGAGAGGGTGGTGGAAATAAAAATCTTGAGTTGTTGAAATATGAAGCGGCGAGAAGAATGAGACCTGATTTAGCTAATGACCCATATGCATTAAGTGGTATAGTTGAGAAAGGTACAGACCCAAAATATATGAAAGCATATTTTGATGTACTAAAAGAAGCTGGTGGTGGAAATAAACAACAAGAAATGTTTATTAGAAAACTTGCATATCAAGGTTTGACATTTGACCAAAGAGGTATGTTGGATAAATTGGATTTTGGAACAATGCTTGGTAAAAATTATAATCCAACTGGTGCACTTTCTATGAATGATGCTGATTTATCTGCGAAGGCAAATACTACAGTTTCTCAAGCAGCTAAAGAATTGTTTATGGAAGCAGTTGTTGATAAATTTGCGAGCGCAGTAAATACATTTGTAAATGGTGTTGTTTCTCCAACAACCGGAAAACAACCAACACCACCTGCACCAACAGCAACTAACACTGTTCATGGTAAAAAACAAACTAAGTTAGTAAAAACAAAATATGGTATGTTACCTGATTTACATTAATAAATAAAGAATGGCAAAGTACGTAAGAATACAATATCTAAATAAAAAAATTACAACAGTATCTGAGTTGTTAAAACAAGATAAGTGTGAGGATATTTCTGTGAAAGATTTTTTGGATTTTAAAAATCCTGAGAATGGAAAGAAAAATAGAGAAGCTATTTTTGAAACTTACACAGAACAACAAAAAACTGATTTAGGTATTACAACTGCTGATGATATAAAGGATGGTACAAAAATTTATCCACCAAATATTTTTTATTTACCTGGTGATAATGTACCAATTGAAACAATAAAATATGAATCACAGTTTTTAAAATCTCGAGACTTCAATGCTTTTTTAAATGATGAAATTTTAAAAGTTGTAAATTCTCCAGATTATGTTCAAGCAAAAGGTGTTATACAATTCAATGCTCTTTGTAATGTAAGGATATGGACAAAAACTTCAAATGATGATGGTTACATAATTGATTATTCAAATCAAGTTATAAACTGCCAAATATCAGTTACAGAAACGGGTGGTAATTTTAATATTGTTTTACCACCAATACCAAGTTTTAGTAAATCTGTATCAACTGCTGTTAATGATAGTAAAGAAATGTTATCTAAAAGTATATGGGTTAAAAATTCACCACCAAATATTTTAGGTAATAATGAAAATGGTAACGTTATAAAATTTGATATTGAATACGATAAAGATTATACATCAAGACAAATAATGTCTAATGATATTGTGTTTATTAAGTTTGAAAAACTATTGAATGATTTTGATATTAAGGAAAATGAAGGTGGTAAATTATTTCCAAATCAAGTTTATGACTTAATTGGTTTGGTAGATAATGTAAATCAAAGTATGGATTCAGGTGGTGATATGACAATAAATATAACTGGTAGAGATTTAATAAAATTATTGATTGATGATGGTTCATTTTTCTTTATGAACTCTTACACTGACAACAAACAAAGTGATGGTATATTTATAAATCAATCCAAAAGTGGCGATGCAGGTAACACATCTAATAATTGGAATGGAAATTCAAAAGCAATGAATAGAGTTGGTGTAACTGGTATGATAATGCCATTGTTTAATCCAACAGCAAGAACAATAGAATATGTAATGAATCTTCTTGTCAATACACTTTCAAATATTCAAATATGTCCAGATAGTTTGTTTGAGTATTATGGTGATAGAAGAACTGAGTTTAATAAAATATATCAAACAACTGTAAAGAAAACACAGGATGATTTTATAATATACACATATGCTGTAAAACCTGTTTTAAAAAATACATCTGCTTTTGGGGATTTAAGTGCTGTTAAAATTGATAATACAGTAATAGACCAAGAACAACTTAGAAATGCTAAGATTATTTATGATGTTTGTCTTGCGAGTGGTGGAAATGCAAGAGATGCTGTGATAGCTTTAATGACTGCAATGCAAGAATCAAGATTATATAATACATCAAAGAAAACAAAAATAAATGATGATTCAGTTGGTTTATTTCAACAACGTATTTCAATGGGGTGGGCAGATACAACAGCAGAATTATTAACACCACAAGTAGCAGCTAAGTTATTTTTTTTAGGTAGAAAACCAAAAGGTATAAAGGGGTTATTGCATTTACAAAACAGAGACAAAATAGATTTACACAGTTGTTGTCAATGGGTACAAAGAAGTGCTTTTCCACTTGCATATAAAACATGGGAAAAAAATGCTGCAATTCTTGTAAATGCTTTTAGTGGGCAGAATATTATTGATGAAGAAAATGTTGAAGGTTATGATGAAAATTATACTGATGAAATAACAGAGGTTACAAACACAAAAGAACTTGCACCAGGAATATGGCAAATAATAAAATTAATTATTGACGATGAAGTAAAAGATAGAATGATTAATGATACATCAATATCTTTTATGCAAGGCAGTTTATTAAATTTTGTAAATAAGATTTGTCAAAAACCATTTGTTGAATTTTTTACTGATACATATGGAGACCAATTTTATTTCATAGTTAGAAAACCACCATTTACTTTAAAATCTTTTACATCACTTGTAACGATAGATATTAAGAATGATGTGTTATTAAATTTTGATTTAAGTTGGAATCAGGAAGAAATATATTCATGGTATCAATTAATACCAGATGGAAATTATTTAGGTGTTGAAGCAAATATGTATCAATATCAAACAGCTGTTTTCTTTGCACCATATGCAGAGATATGGGGAAGCAAAGCTTTAAGTGTTACATCTAACTATATTTCATTTTTAAGAAATGGAGAAAAAGTACAGTCACAGTATTTATTGGAAGATTTAAGGTTTATAGTTGAAACACATGCTTACTTACCATTTACAAGAACAGGCTCAATAACAATAGTTGGTGATAGAAGAATTAAAAGAGGTATGAGAATATATCTTGAAAAAACAAACGAATATTTTTATGTTGACAGTGTTTCAAATTCATTTACAACTTCTGATAGTATAAAGGAAAGGGTTACAACAATACAGGTAAGTAGAGGTATGATTAAAAATTATGTTGATTCAGAAATAACAGATGAAAATTCTTTGAACTATTTTAATATCATAAATTTTGGAGATAATCAATACATACCAACATCAACACAACTGCAACAACAAGCACAAGCTAAAGAGGTAAATACAACATTGAATCATATAATGTGTAAATTTAATCCAGGTGAATTTTCATATTCACCTGACCAATTAAGTAAAGACTATACAGCAAATTTTAGAGAAGAGATTTTAATAACACAAGTTGATATTGATACTAATGATAGAAATATTGATAACTTTCTTGACATTGCTTTTAAGTATAAAAATGTTGGTTTTGATTTGATTGGTTTTTATGATTCAAATAAAGAATCTTTTTTGGGTATTGGAGAAAGTTTAGCTTATCAAAGAGCTTATTCAACACAACAAACAATCTTAAAAAGATATGCTGATAAATATAAGGTAAGTAGTGATGAAATTAGTGGTTTATCAGAAAGATTAAATATTAGAACTGATTATGAACCAACAAATAAAAAATTAACCCAACAAGGTAGAGCACAAAACAGACGTGTTGAGATTTATGTTTTCAATACATACAAAAAAGAAAATACAAAATCAGAAGATTTGAAAGCTCCAAAAGACGGGAGTTGGAGAGTGAACATGGAAGTTTTTAAATTCTTTATTAATTCAGGACAATTATAATATATGTTTACAATAGATGAAACAATAACACCACTTGGAATTGAAACTGGTAACTTACCAGCTGGTATAGGTTATATTGCTATTCCAGATGATATAGACAGAGACAAGTATGTTGAAGATTGTTATAGGACAAATTCAGTAACTATATTTGGTGGTATTCATTATGGTTTTTTTCATAATGTGTTTGTTGATGTTGACTCAATGCAAAAAATAAAATTCCCAAAAGATAACAAATCATTTGGTTCTCCAGTTATGTGGGTAAATGTTCCTGTATTTAATAAACCAGCAATAATAGCTGTGTTTAAATATTCAGATGACTATGAGGCTTTAGAGGAGCAATCAACACATAATTTGCTTGAACGCAATGGAAGACATATAACAGTATCAAAAAGAGCAAACGATGCAACAATCGATATTCATATTAGGGGCGATTCTGAGATGCCTGGGACGCTTAATTTAAACATTATAAATGATAATAAGACATGTGAATTAAATGTTTATGTTACTGGTAAAACAACAGTATCTTCAACAGAGCAGTTGACATTGAGAAGTGATAAAAAACTTGAATTAATTGTAGTTGATAAAAATAGCGAAAAGAAACTTGACTTGACATATGAAGATGGTGTTGGATTAATTTATAAGGATGAGTTTGAAAATGAACTTATAATAAGTGAGAATGGTGTTAAGTTTTTGACTTATAAAAATATAGATATAGTTTCGGGTGAAAATACAATTTCTATGGATGATTCAGGTGTAAATATTGATGCTGGTGAAAAACCAATATTTATTGGTGGTGGCCAAGAGGTTTTATATTCAAAAATACCTGGTGCAAATGAAATAGTAGATGTATCTCAAATAGGTGTTTCAAAAAAAATAAAAGTAGGTTAATATGGCAAAGAAAACAAAAGCTATGGAGGAACTTGATGAAAGAGAAAAAATTAGAAAAAGATTTAAAATCACTTTTCATAAGAATATGGATTTAAAATCTATGTCAAAACAATGGGTAGATGGTGTTAAAAAAAATCCAAATTTGGTTACACAAAATCCAATGATTGCGAGTATTATGACAATAGCAGCTGTTTCAATTAATTCAAATGAAGCTGTTGTTGTTGCAAATGAGGTTGCAGCGAAGGCAAAGAATATTGCAACAATTACAACAACATTAATTTCTTCTGCAAATCCAGTAACACCAAATCCTTCTTATGCTGGTACAGTTTCAGCGCAGGCAGCAACTAAAGTAGCTATGGAAATAAAAAATGAAGTAGTTAAAGAAACTAAAAATAAAGTACTTGAATTACTTGCATCATTACCTAAAAATTTACCTGTTTAAACCAATTAAGGTGATAGGTTATATAATAAAATAATTTACTTTTAAACAATGAATCCTTTATTACAAAGTGCAGGTTTAAATTTGGGAAGAATAGCTTCACAGGTTGGAACTGGTGCAGTAAGGTCTTTTTTGAATGCTAAGTGGCCTTCTGAGTTTGAATATTACATGTGTTCTCTTGAGCTTGTAGATGGTTCAGGTAATATAGTTGAGAATTTAATATTTCCTGTTATGCCAAATCATATGCAGGAAACAACGTCTGGTTTTGTGAATATAAAAAAGACAGTAAATTCTGTTGTTTCAATAAAGAATACATCATACCCAATTAATACTATAAATATTTCTGGGACATTTGGTAGAAAACTTAGATTGATGTTGACACCAAATAAAATGAGTGATGCGAGTGCTGCTTTTAATTTTTCAAAATCATTTGGTGCAAACAAAGATAAACAATTAAATGGCTATATAAAAACAGGATATGGTGTCACAAAGTATCTTGAAAGAATTATAAGAATGTCGCATGGTTCTGAAGGTTACCTGTTGTTTTTTTACAATCTTGCATCTGGTAATAATTATCTTGTTGAATGTACAGATATAACAATCACACAAGCAATTGAAAACAACATGATGTGGAATTACAATCTTACATTCAAGTCTTTGGCGATGGCAGAAGATGTTATACCTGGTGGTAAAGATAGATATAACAAATCAATAAAAAACATATTAATGTTTAGCAACATTAACAAAACTGTTAATTCTGTTATTGGTGAAATATCTAATCTTACAAGGAATGTGACAAATTCAAAAACAAAAATTGAAATTAAAAAGAAAACATAATGTTGGAAAAATTTGTAATAGATTTTGAATCAATGACTAAGTTTCCTTTGAAACAGTATCTTGATAACTGTGAAGATTTTTTCAAATATGGTTATCCAAACATTGCTTCATTTTTTAATGGTTCAATATCTAAGGTAGAAGTTAAATATGTGAAACAACATAAAGAACTTTTATTACAAGCTAATAGATTGAATGACCAATTTAAAAACCATAGTGCGAGATTTAGTTCTGTTGGTTATTGGGAGCTTATAGATTTTTTAGATGATATAAGAACAAAACTGCAAACAACAAGTAAACTATCTAAATACCTAAGAAGTAGCAGAACTGATTTTAATTTTAAAAAAGGTTTTGCACATACATACGTTACTGGTTCTGAACAAACACTTGAAGATATTTCTGAGAACATACTTGGTGATAGTAACAGTGGTGATGATTGGAGCAATATTGCAATCACAAATGATTTGCTTGAGGTTCAGTATGATACAGACGGTGGAAATGGTTTGATTTTATACAAAGAATTTTTTGCAAATAATTTTGTAACATCGGTCATAGATAATATGATTGATGAAAAAATTTACGGTCTTGATATACAGAAAAAGTTGGAATTTCTTGATGATGATTTAAAGGTATTATCATATAAAGAAACAGTGTATCAAACTGTAAAAATATTATCTAACCTATCTAAAGGTGATATACCAGAATTTAGAATGATTGGTATAGATAAAGGGTTATATGTTGGAAGCAATCTTGGTTCATTAGCATTTTCATCAATAATAAGAGAAATGACAAAGGTGTTTAAAACAGATGATTTATTTAGTAGTTTTGAGGTTACAGATATTCGTATTGAACAGGATGGTTTTTATCTTGAATTTAAGGTAGACACAAAATATAAATTATTAATTAATAGCACAACACTTGTATGATAACTAAAGTAATACCAGTAGAAGAACTCAAAGAGATTTTTGTTGAGACACTACTAAACAAAACAGATAAGGTAACAAAAGTATCTGATGCATCTGTTTTAAATGGTGTATCTTTTGGTGTTGCAAAAATAGGGCAAAAAGTTTTAAAAGACATTGCAGTAATTGAAGCACATTTATTTCCTGATTCAGCATATGGAATTTATCTTGATAACATAGCTAAATTAAGAGGTATATCTCCAAGAATAGCTGCTACTAAAAGTTCTATGTATATAAAATTGTTTGCAGCTCCTGGAACAATATATACAGCAGGTATACATACATTTTCTGGAAATCAAGGCGTTGTTTTTGATTTAGAAGAAGATGTTGTAGTTCCTAACTTTGGTTTTATATATGCAAAAGTTAGAAGTCAGTTATCAGGTGCTGATACAAACGTTGAACCATTATCAATTAATAAAGTAAATCCAATTCCATCTGGTCACTCATATTGTATAAATGAATACACAGCAACTGGAGGCATGGATACGGAGAACGATGATTTATACAGGGAGCGTGTAAAAACTGAGCCAAATCAGCTCTCAAGAGAAACGTTGACATATTTAGACCAAGTATTTATAAAGATAAACCCGAATGTGTTAAGGGTTTTCAATTATGGTTATAACTCTGATAATAAAATAAGGCTTGCGATAGCAACTGTTAATGGAATAGATTTAACCATAAATGAATTGAGTGACATACTTGTAAAGGCTGATAAATACTTGTCTCTTGTTGAACAAAGATTGTCAAATAATCTTGGCAGTGTTAATGTTGTTCTTGAAAATATTGATTGGTTCCCTATTGATATTTCAATGCGTGTTGATATTGATAACAGCTATGATTTGGATGATGTAAGAAAACGTATTCAAGTAGCATTAAATAAAGAACTTGATTATAGATTTTGGAATTGGAAAAATAAGGTTGAGTGGGATAATTTACTTGAAATAGTTAAAGGAACTGAAGGTGTTAAATATGTTGCTGATAAATATTTTTATCCAGATAAAGACATATTAGTTCCAAGAAATACATTACCAAGAGTAAGAGGTTTTATGATGCTTGATTTGAATGGTAATATAATAAACAATTTCTCTGGCACACTTAATCCAATTTACTACCCAAACAAAGTTGATTTTGCATATCAGTCTGATTTATTAAGTAATATCTAATGGAAAAGAAAATAGAAGTATCTTCATTATCTGAAATAAAACAAACAACAGGTTTATCTGCAACTGTTTTATTTGATACTAATGAACCCAAAACATACAGAGCTGAAACTCTTGAAGAGGTTAAGATTTTTGATGGTACACCAGGTTTAGATGGTGAATTATTAATATCTACCAAACAAGACTGTGATTTTGTCATAGATATTAACGGAAATTTATTAGTTTTACATGAGCTCTCCAATAAATACTCAATTAATGAAAACGGTGAATTAATTTATAATTTTTAAAAACAAAAACAATGCCATATCCAAAAGCTTCACAAACAGCAACAATCGTTTTATCTGAAACAGGTGGAACAGATTTTTTAAGAATCAGAGGTCATGTACAAAAAAGTGATGAACCACAAGGTGTATTATCTATTATTGTTGGTTCTATTGAACAAACAAGACCAAAAACTGACCCAATTTACGCAAGGTTACGTAATGAAATTCAAGGTAAAAATTACTTTGGTTATCCAGTTGGTACTGAAATTTTAGCAACACAGATTGCAGCTGATGTTGCTGCTTTTGGTTTAGTTAATACTGTTGTACCAGAAGCAACTTACACAACAGTTGGTGGTGATGCAAACGAAACAGTTGCTTTAGAAGATGTAGTAGCAACTGACACATTAAGTGTTGTTACATTAGTTGCTAACCCTCAATCAAGAACTGTATCTTCTGCAGTTACAGCTGCAGGTGCAGTGAATCTTGTTTTTTCAGGAGACCCAGAAGATGATACAACTTTTAAATTTACTGTTTACAGACCAGTTGTTAGTGCTATTATAAATCAATAATAAATGGCTGTTGTAGGGAATACTTGTTCAGAAATAGGTGATATTCTATTGATTGAGACGCAATTTAGCGTGTTAGCAGATTATGTTCAAATAACATCTTTTGTTGATTCAATTATAGGTACATCTGGAACAAGATTTTTTACAAAGCAATTTAGAGCAAGTCAAGACAATCTTGTTTTCACAGATTGGATGGAGTTGAATAATACAAATATTTCAACTATACAAGGAAATGTTATAAATAACATTGTTTATTTTCAATTTCAATACACACGATCTGGTACTGATAATACTGGACTTCTTGAATTTGTTTCTATAACAATTAATGGTACAATTGTTCCATGCACATGTTCATCATCAATATTGAATAGAACATTTATGAGAGGACTTGGTTGTGGTAATTTTATCACAGCACAGTTGTGTTCTAATCTTCTAAAGAAATTATACAAAAGAGGTATCATACCAGAATACATTGATAGAGGTATAGATATTGATGATGAAGACTATATTTCTTTTTGGTCTGCAATATCATGTTACTTTGCAATGTTTGTAACATATATGTCAAAATATGATACGTTGTTTATGCAACGAGATATGTTGATTGAATACCTAAAACAGAAAGATATTCTTGTATGTGATAATGAAACAACTCTTGAGGATTTGCAATATATATCAGAGCATTATTTTGAAGAGATAAGAAAACGTGGTACAAAACAAATATACCAAAAAAAAGGTGATTTGAATAATGATGGTTCAGTTGTTGATATAGATGGTGAACTATTAAGAATAACATGTACAGATGCGTGTGATGAGTTCATATTGAATCTTTGTGATACAGATAAAATAGGTTGGTGTGTTGGTAAATGTAGTCCATTATATAAAGGTAATTTTCATGACTTAAATAAGGGTTATGAGAAAGATATTATGTATGTGAACAGTTTTGATAATTACAGAAGATTTTATCCAGAATTTCAATCTATTTTTGCTGACCCAATATTAAATTCAAATACTTTTGTTTTTGATGATGCAGCAACTATGACTATTGGTGATAAAACTGGTTTTGGTGTAGAATTAATGCCAACATCAGATTTAGATAAAGCAATAGTTGTGTCTCCAAATATAGCATATGAAATAATAATAATGGTTAAAAGAATTGGTGATGAACCAATTCACTCAATAGATTTTGGCGTAGATTGTTTTGATTGTGATGCAAACATATATACAACAGAAAAGATTGATGGTACAGGTGATTCAAATAGATTCTTTGAAGGACTTGTAATACCTAAAAAAGATATTTGGTATACATACAGAGGTATAATATATCCATATGGTACAGGTGATATATCTTTCCCAGATAATTTGACTAATGCTGGAATTGGAAATAATTTACGTTTTGGTTCAGAAAACATTAATCAGATTATACCATATTTGTGTATAAACAAGACAACAAATGGTGTTGTTGTTGAAACAAAATCTATAGTTCTTGCACAGTTAAAAGTTAGAATGCTTGGTAGAAATTATAGTTTAGGTTTTATACAGACACAAAATTTACTTGAATTGTATACAACAAACAAACAGACAAATAAATCGGAAGAAGAATTGGATTATAAAATAAGAAGAAAATTGCTCCCATATAATTCTAATTTAATATTAAATGTTATTGGTGGTGAAATTAGTGGTAGTAATTATATTTATAATTCAGTTTATGCAGAAAATTATAATTAAATAAAATGAGACTTAAGATAAGTGAAAATCTTTTTTTGGAAAAAGCAGAACTAAACAGATTGCTTTATTTTTTAGTTGATGCTGGTCACAAACAGGAACTTTTATTTCATACAAAAAGACTTGGTTTAATAAAGGGTTTTTGTTATGCAAATGGTTATCTTGAAGCTGTTGATAATTTACAGGTAAAAAATTATAGTGTAAGTTCTGTTGCGATAAATGGTGGAAGAGCGATAGATAAAAATGGTGATATTATTTCATCTGATAGTACTTCAATTGTCTCAGTTCCAGTAAATGATTTATGGTATTGGATAAAGATAAAATACAAACAGATAAATGAAGAAGTTGGAACAGTTTCAATAGATGAGTTTGGAAATTTATCAGGAGTTGGTACAAAATTTACAGAAGTTCTAAGGGGGCAACCAAATTTCCCAGCTAAAATAAAATTTGCATCAAGTGCTTTGGGTAACACATATGAATATGAAGTGTTGAGTGTTACAGATGATGAAACAGCAGTTTTGGTTGGTGTGTTTAATAATGAATCAAATTTACAATATAAAGTTGTTGGTACATTTGAACCTGGATATGTTGTTCCAGGTGGAGATAAATTTATATTTGGTTATGATTCTTTTGAAATAACTTTAGAAGCAGAAAGTCCTTCAGGCTCTAACATTGCTCCAGTTAAAGTGGATGGTTTAGAGTTCTATTTAGCACGTGTAAAATCTGATGGCGCTAATCTTATCATAGAAGATAAAAGAACTGAATTTTGGCAGACTTCTGATGACTATGAGATGACTCTCGTAAGCAGAACACAAAATCCAGTTATTGGTATTGAGTCTGTGAAGTGGGATTTACAAACAACATTCAGAGATAAGAATGAAGTTAATATTTCTTGGGGTTTTAGAAGTTCAAATTGGTCAATAGATACATCAACTAATAAGATAACAATCAATACAGGTTTAGGTGGTATATTGAAAGAAAATGATTTAACGTTTTATACTGATGGTTATTTTAATGGTTGGAGATTGTATGCAAAAAACGGTAAATATTCAACAGTAATATCGTCACAAAAAATAAGTTCCCAAATAAATATTGTTCTTGACTTTTTAGACATTGACAACTTTACAATTGGTGATGAAATACATATTGTACCAGATGTTGAAGAGATTGAAATAATGTCTTCTTATGACACAGCTGCTCCACCAACAATGTATTACAAACAAATAGAAGAAAGATTTGTTTTCCCAATACATTTTTCTCATGGTAAAATTTATTTAAGAATTGTTGATGAGCTAAATCCATATAGCTACAATCTTAAGTACAGATATAAATCACAAAAGAATTTTTCTGGTTGGTTGACATTTCCTAATGATACAATTGGGTATTATACAGAAACTTCTTTTGATGATGTTGGTGATTTAAAACCACTTTTAATTGACAGAGTTTTAAAACCTTATGTTGGTCATGCAACTAATGGTTTTTGTGAGATAATACCTCATCCACAAAATGGCAGAGTTATAACAAACATAATTTATCTTGGTGATTTACCAGGTGTTGAGCACAGAACACTTGATGTTTTAACAACAGAATATCAAACAAAAATTGGTGTAAATAGAACTTATCAGGTTTATGAAACTGTACCAGCAATCGCTTCATTTGCTTCTGATATTTTTATCATACTTGACAAAAACAGGGCAGACAATACTCCATGTGTAAATGGTAACAGATTTGTTTTTTGGTTAAAGAAAAATTTCATATTAAATCCAGGTGTATCAATAAAGTTTGTTACTGATTATGTTGGTCCATTAAGCAACACATTGTTGCACACAATAACTGCACAAGAACTTGCATATATAAATAATTCTGAGTATGGTTTTAGAAAAGAATTTGTTTATGATGGTACTGATTGGATATGTGATAATGTACATGAACTTGGTATGTTTGGTCAAGGTGGAATAATAATGTATAGTGGTGCATTAACTGGAAAGTTTGATGGAACTGGTTTGGGTTATTCAGGAGAATGGGTTGGATGGGCACTTTGTAATGGTAATAATGGAACACCAGATTTAAGAGGCAGATTTATTGTTGGTTATTATGGTGTTGGTGGTGATGCTCAAGGTGAATATGCTTCTATAGGTGAAGTTGGTCCAACACAAACACTTGGTTCATTAGCTGATTATAAGATAGCAAATGATGGTAAAAAAATTATTCTTGCAAGAGGTGCTATACCACCACATAGACATAAGTATGGATTCTTTTCAGTAAACCCAGGTGATAGTGCAATTGATTGGGCTGCTATATATACAGCAGATACTGGTGGAGCAACTGATATAACACATAGAGATACACATCTTGATGGTAACTTAATGGATGGTGGTGCTGCTGGTGGTTCACCTGTTGGTTGGGATTATGCAAATACTGGTAATGGTGAAATAAATATTGATGCACAGGATGATGGTTTAAATTCAAATGCTATTGAAAATAGGCCACCATTTTATACATTAGCTTATGTAATGAAATTGTAATAATATGGATATTTTAGATAAATACACTTTAGTGCCAAGAAGAGATGGTATAGATGTTGTTGAAATTGAAACATCTAAGAAAGTTTATTTCTTAAAAAAGGGTTTTGATTTTAGCGCATATACTGTTGGAAATATTTTAACAATAGGTTGTGTAACGCTTGATATAACAACATCATTGTATACAGATACAATGACTGCATTTAATAGTGTTATGGACACAGATGTGCAGTCACTAAAATCAGACTATATAAGTTATGTATCATCAGTTTCATCTCCTAACCCAGCATCATAAAAATAAAAACAATGCCACCATTAACTAAAAATTTAGGTCTTATAAAAGCAATACATGTTGGTGTTAATCCACCAATAAACACAAAGATGATTTGGTATAACACAACACCAGGTGTTAACAAACATTATTATTATGATGTGATTGATTTAGTTTGGAAAATAATTGGTACTAATATAGCATTAGCACCATATAAACAGTTTTCAGGTCAATTAACTGGTCACCCAACAGAACATGTTTTTATACAATGGCAGAATGATATTAATTTAGCTTCTGAACCTTTGTTGTATAGAATATCTGATGGTGTTTATAGAATTGAAACATCAACACCAGTTGTTGACACTGAGAGTGATTTTCCAGTTGGTTACAGAAGTTTAGATGCCGCTGGTTGCAAATCAGATGGTGTTAGTCAAGTTATTGTTTCACCAAATTTGGTTACAGATTTTGATAATAAATTTACATTTAGGGTATATGATGCAGTAACAAATCTTTTAACTGATGATTTTGTTATTTCAATAAGTGTAAAAACATATGCACCACCACCAGAAGAAGAAGTTGGTTAAAAATATTTAGGTATAATTATAAGTATTTTTTTTACAAGGAATATTTACTTTTACCTTAGATAAATATTCCAATGAAGAAATGGCTTTCAATAATTTTAAGTGATAATGCCTCAGCAAGTTTAAGGAGATTTGTTGGATTGCAATCATTTTATCTTATAACCGTTATATTAATAGTTTGCCTTACTCTTCTTTTTAAAAGAGAAATCACAAAAGAACTTATAACCTTACTTACACAAATAGAATTTCATTTGTGGGTAATTGTTATGTGTGTTATAGTTGCTGTGAGTGTTACTGATATTGCAAAATTAGTATATACTCCATCTCAGCTTTTAACACCACCAACAGAAGAACAGAATATTGAAAATAAAGAAAATCCTAACTAATTATGCCACCAGTATCAACTACCTACCTAACATTATCACAAATAATTCAAACATTAGTAATAGGCGTAGGGGGTTTAGCGACCGCAATTTTAGCAATCTATGGTGTATGGTCTAAAATAATTAAACCGCTTGTAACTGAAGCAAGGATAAGGAGAGAAAATCTTGCGAAGGCAATTGCACATATAGACACAATAGCTTCAAGTCTTGAAGAAGTTTCAAAGGAATTAAAGCCAAATGGTGGTGGCAGTATAAAAGACCAAGTAAAACAAATAGCTTTAGATGTCAAAACAATAAGAGTTGAAAGAGATGCAACTTTTCATCTTTCTAAAGATGCAATGTTTAAGAGCAATGAAAAAGGTTTTTGTGTTCTTGCAAATTCTTCTTTGTGTAGTATATATGGTACAACACAAGAACAAATGCTTGGTTTAGGTTGGTTAAATTTTGTAATTGAAGAAGATAAGGAAAGAATAAAGGAAGAGTGGTTTAGTGCAATAGAATCAGGCAGAGAAATATTAAGTTACTATACTGTAATAAACCAAATAACAAAGAGAAAAATAGAAGTTGTTTATAAAGCAATAGTTAATAGAGACAACATAGGTGTAATATCAGTAATTGGAATTGTTGAACAAAAAAATGATTATGAAAAAGCAGCCTAATAAATTAGTACATTGGTTAGATATAAACAAAGGTTTTTTATTTAAAATATTATTACCTGTTGTTGTTCTTTCACTATCTGTTTTTTTATCAATGCGTTCTTGTAATAAACCAACAGGCTCTGTTGTTATAGACAATCCAATTTTAGATTCTATAATCAAGAGTCAGAATGAGAAAATAGAAAATCTTGAAGGTTCACTTGAAAAAATATCAGAGGAGTTAAGGAAGAAAAATAAAAATGATTCTGTGTTATCAGTTAAGAACACAAGTAAAATATATAGCTTGGAACAAAGTATTAACCAAATAAAAATTGAAAATGGGAAAAAACATAGTTTTATTGATAATTCTGATATTAACCAGTCTTACAATACACTCACAGACAATATCAAGGCAAGAAAAAAGAACTGATTCTTTGCGTTGTTTTTCTAATGACGATATGAAAGTCATTAATAAAGTTTTTATAGACCTGGATGATTGTGAAGCGGAAAGAGATACATTGTATAAGATAATTTCTTTGAAGAACGAGATGTTGAAATCAAAGATAGACTTGATAGAGACATATAAGCAACAGGAATCTATTCTGGTTACACTGAAAACAGAGCTGCATAAAAATGTTGATTTTGCAAATCAGAGATTTGATTTGCTTTCTAAAGAATACAAAGAACAAAATAAGAAAATTAAGAAACAGAATAATAAAATTGCTGGTTGTTTAGGTGCAGGAGTTGGTCTTGGTTTGTTATTTGGTCTATTAAACATATTTAAAGTTTATTAATATGAATATAAGAACAGAAAAAGCAATCGCAACATTGCACCCAGCAATACGCCAACTTGTAACAGATGGTGTAAATAAAGCTGATGTGGCTTTATCAGGAAGGGCTGATATGATTATAGTTCAAGCATTGAGAACTTTTCCAGAACAAGATGCTTTGTATGCATTAGGTAGAACAAAAAAAAGTCACACAGGGGTAACATCAAAAAAACCACTTGGTTCAACAGTAACAGCAGCAAAAGCTGGTCAATCATTTCATAATTATGGTTTAGCATTTGATTATTGTTTACAGATTGATGGTAAAGATATTTCCTGGGACACAGCAAAAGATTGGGATGGTGATTTAATTTCTGATTGGATGGAAGTAGCTACTATTTTTTCTGCATTGGGTATGAAATGGGGAAAAGCATTTAATGACTTACCTCATTTTGAAAAAACATTTGGTTATGATTGGAGAGATTTATTAGCTAAATATAACAAAGGTGATTTTATTAATGGAACTAAATATGTAAATTTATAACTATGAAAGTAGCCATTGAAACACTTGTAAGAATAAATCCACAAGATTTTACTGCTAATAACAGAGTTCTACTAAACAGAATTATTGGTGCAGATTATGATGATGCAGTCTTTAAATTGCATGATGTAAATGTATTTACAGCTGTTATTACAAGTGCAAATGCAGCAACTATTCAGTTTTCAGTTAATGATATTGCAAACAGTTTAAATATAGGTAGATTAAAAATGGTAATTGTAAATTATCATACTCTTGTTGAATCACCTTTAGATGAACCATTATCATTAATTTACAATGCAAATATTAAAAAAGGTATACAGAATGACATTGTAATAAGTACTTGCCAGTTATCATTTGTTAATATGATAGCCAAAGACTTTGATGATATAGTTTTATCAAATTTTTTATTACAACCAAATAAAAAAGGCATATTAACTATTTTACTTGGTGGTGTAGCAGAAGACCTCGATTAAAGTGGTATTTACAGTAACGTTTATGGAGATACCTATAATTAAAAATTAAATTTGTATATTTAAAACCAGATATTTTAGTCATGCCAACTTTAGGACAATACACATTAGCAGAATTAAAAGCAGCTATTGATGCTGCAATAACAAGTAAAACTTTACCTGGTAGTATTTTAAATACAGATGATGGTGCACTTAGAAAGAACATTGTAGAAGATTTGTTTTTAAAGATTCAAAATATTTCACCAGGTCCTGATGGAACAGTAATAGTTGATGGTACAACAATAATTGGAGATGGAGTAAATACTCCATTATCTGCTATATTTAATATTAAAACCGTGAATGGACAAAGCCTTATTGGCGATGGCAATATTACAGTAACAGGAAGTGACATGGTTAACGCCGGGAATATAACAGTGGTCGATTTTACAACCTCAAAATATTACGGAAATATAAGCAGTGCGGTTTCAGGTAATATTACTTATAATCTTACTAATGCGGTATCGGGCGCAAAAGCCATCATATTTCACCAAGACAGCACCGAACCCATTTTACCCATAAAAACTTTTAAAAAGAACAGTACAGATTACGTAATAAGCAGTATCAATGTAATAACGCTAACATTCATTAACAATGATTGCATTTTATGCGAAATGCATAATCTTATGAGTGCTTCGATAGAGCCAGAACTAATGGTATGGCTGAACAAAGGGGGCGTTGCCAGCGGTTTCGTTTTAAAAGCTATGAATGATTTCTTGATGGAGATTAAACCTATGAGAAGCCGTATTCTGCGGATGAATGTAATGTTCGGAGAAACATTTGCCAGCATGTTCATTCCCTTAATTATCAATACAGATGGCAGTAATGTTCCTCTTGCAGGAAGCCTTAGCTATGATACCAATGTTGGGTACATCAGTTCCGATTGGATAATGTCAGGTGCCACTGCGGGACTAACTGTTGTAAGTACAACCAAGAGCATCAGCAGTAATTTTTCGCCCTTAAATGTTGCGGAATTTGGATTAGATGATGCCAGCTTCGGTATGTTTTATAATGCTTCTGGGCTTGCCGGTGGCCCACATAACTCAAGAGCTGTTATTGGAGGGAATATTGATTTGTATATGTACTCCTCCAACTACCCTGCTAATACTGGAATACAGTTAAATGGAAGCAAAATAACCACCTCGCAATTATCAAGTGGTTTTCCGTTGATAGTTAATCGGAGTTCTAATAGTAGTGTTGACCTGTACATTAGTGGCGTAAAGACCACCTACAGCAATGCATCCACCGCAAAAACTGCCGATGTGCCGAGTTTCGGGCTGCCGTATATTGGAGGGAATGCAACGGTTCAATTGATAGGGGGGTATTTTTTTGGCAAATCACTAACCGATATTCAAGCCGCATTACTGCGCAGCGCATGGGTAACATTACACACTAAATTAAACCACAAAGTTTCATAATGAAGTATTTCAAATTAACACAAGAACAAAAGCAAAAAATTGAGGATTTAAACAAATCTTCTAAAAGCAATATCATTCCGCAGGAGTATAAAGACTATTGGTTAGTGGATTGCGCCTATGCAGATGAGCCAATGTATAGTGATTTTGCTCCTATATTGAACAATTGCGAGGTGATCGAAATAATACCAAACGAAGCCAAATCAATAGACAGCCCTGTAATCGAAGATTTGCAAAAACAGTTATCGACTATTAAATCATTCACAAACCAGCTTACCAATACCAATGAGGATTTGAAAAAAGAAATGGAAGAAATCCGACAAATTTTAGATAAAAAAAACGAATTACAAGCAGAAATAAATAAAGCAATGGAGGAAAATTCATTAATAGAAAAATCAAACCAAGAATTGGAAAAGGAAATAGACATACTTAAAAATAAAATAAATAAAGAGGACAGAAAATGAGCATTTCAAAAGGTAAAAAGATAGCATGGGGTGTATTTTTTGCAGTTTTAGCTACAGCAGCAATCATAGCGGCAATATTTGGATAAATTATAATAATAATAAAATAATGGATTT